AAATGCAAAAAAACGACCCAAACACATTCAATTCATTGATAGCAAAGTTACCAAGTGAATTGTCAAATAACTACAATCCTTCAACAGACAAAAGATTTTAATTATGGAAGCTATTTGGAACGCAAATCCTAACGTAAATATGTTGTTTTGCTTTGAAGATGGAAACTGCTTTGAGAAATTAAGCGATGCAGTAGCATACAAAAGAACAACTCAAATGGATTATGAAAGAGTTGAAAGACCAAAAGAAAAAGAAGAAGTAAACGAAGAAGTAAAAGAAACTAAAACTAAAAATAAAAAATAAAAAATGGCAACAATAAACAACCCATTTGGTGCAGCAGGTACATTAACTATTGCTGCCACAGGCACAACAGCCGCAACGATTAGCAACAACGAAACTGTTGTTACATCATTAACTACTTTAACAGGTAACGCAACACTTGACTTAACTTTATCAAGTGAGTTAAAAGCAGGTGCTCAATTGCACATTAAAGTAAAAACAACAGGAACAGAAACATTTACTTTTGGAACAGGCATTGATGGCCCAGTAGTAACAGGAGTAGCAGGTAAAACTTGGACTCAATCATTTTGGTATGATGGTACTATTTTCTTGCCTTGTGGAGCAAAAATTCAAATTGATTAATAACTAAAAATAAAAAATAAAAAATGGCACTAATTAAAGAAATATGGGTGGCAGATGTTCAAGAAGCATTAAATAGAAATGCTGATTTCCTGCCTTTTTCAATTGACGATTCAGCTTACGTTGCATTCGGCACGGTACACATTCCACAATCAGGAAGCAATCCAACGGTTGTAAAAAATCCTGCAACATTCCCATTGCAAATCAATGAGAGAACAGACACCGACAGAACTTACTCACTTGACCAATTTGCATTAGAACCAACTTTAATTACAAATTTGGATGAGTTGCAAATTAGCTACGACAAAAGACAATCGGTTTTAGGTCAGCAAATTTCAACGCTTACACAAAGAATTGGTGATGAAGTTGCTATTAAATGGACTGCAACAGGTGCTTCAAACATCGTATCTACAACAGGATCAGCAGTTGCAACAGCTTTAGCACCTGGAGCAACTGGGACAAGAAAAGCAGTAACACTTGCCGATATTGCTTCTTTAGCTTCAAAATTAGACAAAGACAATGTTCCAAGAGGAAACAGAAAGTTGTTAATGTCAACAGATATGTTTTGGGAGTTATTCGCAATCAGCGATGTAATCAGAGCATCTTACAACGGATTCCAAAATCAAGGAAACGTATTGCAAACAGGAACAATTGCACAGTTGTATGGATTTGATATTATGATGAGACCAGTAGTATCAGTATTTGCAAATTCTGCAACATCTCCTAAAGCATTTGGAGCAGCAACCGCAACAACTGATAATTTAGCTTGTATTGCCTTTCATTCAACAACTGTTAGACGTGCTTTAGGTTCAATGACACCATTATACAATGCAGGTTCAAACGGAAACGGATTGCCTGAGTATTTAGGTTCTATATTTAACATGGAAGTAATGTTAGGTGCTGCCATTGGTAGAACAGACATGAAAGGTGTAGCTGCTTTGGTTCAGACTTGGGTATCTTAATAAATAATTAAACAAATAAAGGATAGCCATATCAGAAAAGGTATGGCTATTTTTTTAAAACATAAAAAATAATGGCACTACCAAATATACAATTTAACAGAAGTACATCAGGACTTGGCAGAGCATTACCCGGTACTGATTATGTTAGCGGACACTTACATTATTATGCAAGTGCAGCAACATTGCCAACAGGGTTTACTTCAAATGACAGAATCAAAAAAATATTTTCTGTTGCGGATGCAGAGGCATTAGGAATTACAAACACACATTTAGGCGAAACAGCCGCAGTGGCAAAAGTAGTTATTGGAGGCACACCCGCAGTAGGCAATACAATTGCAATTACTTATGCAGGAATTGATGGATTGCTCACCGTATTAAGCACCTATACATTAACCACAGGCGATGCAGTAAGTGTTACCACCGCAGGAAATGCGATAAGAGATGCTATCAATGCAGGTACACAAATACACGGATTTTCAGCCACCGCATCCACAGGAACAATACTAATTACTACTACCGCAGGCGAGGGAATATTTCCAAATTCAGGAACACCTTATGTAAGCACGGTTACAGGTGGAGGTATGACAGCAACATGGACACAGCCAACAGGTAGCGGTTCAACAGTATTAGGAGTTGCAGGATGGATTGATACATTACATTATCACATTAGCGAATACTTTAGAATACAGCCTAAAGGTGAGTTGTATGTAGGTTTATACGAAGAAGAAGCTACTTATACATTTGCTGCAATAACCACAATGCAAAATTTTGCAGAGGGTTCAATAAAGCAAATCTCAGTATTTGAAAAGAATGTAGCATTTTCTGCAAATCAATTATCAGTATTGCAAGGTATTGCCAACGCAAATGAGGCAGTTTACAAGCCATTACAAATAATTTTAAATGCTGAAATAAGTGCAACTGCATCAGTAGCATCATTAGTAGATTTAAGCACATCAACAGCGTTTAATGTAAGTGTTTGTATTGCACAAGATGGAGCAGCATTAGGAAAACATATTTACTTGGCCACAGGCAAATCAGTTGGAGCAATTGGTGCTATGCTTGGTGCAATATCTTTGGCTAAAGTAAGTGAGAGTATTGCTTGGGTTGCTAAATTTAATATGGCATTATCAACAGAGTTAGATACCATTGCATTTAGCAACGGACAACTTTACTCATCTTTAGCAGATAGTCAATTTGAGAGCCTAAATAACTACTCTTATACATTTTTGAGAAAGTTAGTAGGTATTACAGGAAGCTATTTTAGTGATTCTAAAACTTGTATTACACCAACAAGCGATTACGCAACAATCGAGAACAACAGAGTTTATCACAAAATTACAAGAGTTGTAAGAACAAATATGTTACCTGCTTTGAGTTCACCATTAAAAGTGAATGCAGATGGCACGTTGACCGCAGCAACGATTGGATATTTTGAAACATTAGCAAACAATCCATTAGTACAAATGGAAGCAGACGATGAGTTATCTGCACACAAAATAATTATTAATCCAGCCCAAGATGTTTTAGCTACTTCTACACTTGAATTGACATTGCAGAATGTTCCTTTAGGTGTTGCAAGAATAATTAAAATAAACGTGGGCTTTGTAAAATCAGTATAAAATGGCAGCAAGTTTAATTCCATTAGTAAATGGCAAAACCTATGAGTATGCAGACATTACTTGTATTATTTTAGGTGTTCCAATTGTAGGTGTTACCGCAATAGAGTATGGCGAAGAAGCCAACATTGAAAACATTTATGCAACAGGTCGCTATCCAGTGGCCAGAGGTTACGGTCAAGTAGAACCAACTGCAAAGGTTACAATCTTAATGAATGAGGTTATGAATATCGTATCAATCGCACCAAATGGTAGATTGCACGACATACCTGAATTTAATATTATTGTTTCTTTTACAGATGCAAACCTTATTCCGGTGGTTCACAAAATCAAAAATTGCAGATTTAAAAAGAATATGATTAGTTCTGCCAGTGGTGATACATCAATTCCAATTGAATTAGATTTAGTTATTTCAAATGTTGAATTTATTTAATACTTTTGAGCAATCAAAAAAAATAAATTATGACAATCGAAGAAATTAAAACGAAGTACCCAAATTCAGACATTTGGACATTAAGTGTAAAATCAAAAAGCGGTGATACAATAACCGTTCATTTGAGGGAGTTGGACAGAATAGCTTTTAAAAGTGTTTCTGCATTAATTGCCAAAGATGAATTATTAGGAGTTGAAAGTTTTTTGAAAACATTGTGGGTTGGCGGTGATGATGTGAAGTTGATAACGGATGATTTCACAGCGTTGCGAAGTGCGGCCATCACTATTTTACCGATGTTACAAGCTGAGGCAGGTGAATTAAAAAAAAATTAAATTCTGCAAAGAGTTTATTGGAAACGGATGAGTTCGCACGTCAAAATGCACTTATCCGTTTTTATTTTAGAATTGAGCCAAACACATTGACAGATGATGAGTGGGCCACAGCGATTGAAGAAATAATGTTTGTTTTAAAGTTTAATGGAACAATACAAGAAAAGAAATGAATAATTCAGTAGAATACATATTAAGTTTAAAGGATAGGTTCAGTAGTGGCATTAAGTCGGCAACTAATGAAACTGAAAAACTGAATAAAACAGTTAATCAAACTCAGAGTAGTTTAAGTTCGATGGGGGGAATGATTGCAGGGCTTGGGGCAACTATTGGA